TTCAATACAGACATAACCACTCTAACTGTATTATATCTGGAACATACTATCCAAAGTTTGTTTCTGGCAATACTCCTATTGCTTTCCAGAAACAGTTTCTTTTGGATACTATGCCCTTTCCATATTTTCAAATCCAAAAAGATTACGAAAATCTGACGGAGTTTTCTTTTCCTGCCTGGGAGGTTACTCCAGAGTCAGGAGATCTTCTTCTATGGAATAGTCATCTTCCACATGGATATAATAACGAACAACTTGGGGATAGGATTAGTATTTCTTTTAATATGATCTCTGCCGAATTTAGTAGCGGCATTCACAAAATCAAGGTGGTAACGGAATGAAGGATCAAAATGCAATTGAAGACAATGAATCAAAAAAAGATAAATGGAATCGTGGTCTAGACCTTTTTATTGAAAGTGTTCTTAAACCTGATCAAGAATTGAGGCAGTGTGCCCACAATCAAAAGTGCTATACCGAACTGTTGGATGTTCGTGAAAATGTGCTAGAATATCTAAAGAGTATGCGTTGGTATTGATGGATTTTTTGAAAGATATTGTAAAAGAAATCGGTGACGACTACACTAAACTAGCAGCAGACATTGAAGAGAATGAAGAATTTGTTGACACAGGTTCATACATTTTTAATGCACTTGTTTCAGGTAGTGTATTTGGCGGTGTATCTCGCAATAAGATTACTGCTATTGCTGGAGAGTCTAGTACTGGAAAGACTTTCTTTTCTCTCGCTGTGGTTAAGAACTTTCTTGATTCTAACCCCGATGGTTATTGCCTCTACTTTGATACTGAGGCTGCTGTTAATAAGGGACTTTTAGAGAGTCGTGGTATTGATCTTAACCGATTGGTTGTTGTTAATGTCGTGACAATTGAAGAGTTTCGTGGTAAAGCACTGAAGGCAGTAGATATATATCTTAAGAAGCCAGAAGATGAACGCAAACCTTGTATGTTTGTGTTGGATTCTCTGGGTATGCTTTCCACAGAGAAAGAGATCACAGATGCCCTGAACGACAAACAAGTTCGAGACATGACCAAATCCCAACTGGTCAAGGGTGCTTTCAGAATGCTTACTTTGAAGTTGGGTCAAGCAAACATTCCAATGATTGTTACCAATCATACCTACGATGTTATTGGTGCTTACGTTCCTACAAAAGAGATGGGTGGTGGTAGTGGTCTTAAGTATGCTGCTAGCACAATCATTTACCTCTCAAAGAAGAAGGAGAAAGATGGAACGACAATCGTCGGAAACATTATCAAAGCAAAGACTGCTAAGTCACGTCTGAGTAAGGAGAACAAAGATGTGGAAGTACGTCTGTATTACGACGAGCGTGGTCTTGATCGTTATTATGGTCTTCTTGAACTCGGTGAGATTGGCGGTCTCTGGAAAAACGTCGCAGGTCGATATGAAATCGACGGTAAAAAGCTCTATGCTAAACAGATTCTCGCAGAACCCGAAAAGTATTTCACTCCAGAAGTCCTTCAAGCACTAGACGAAACGGCACAACAGGAGTTCTCCTATGGAGCATCTGTCTGATTATGTTCGTGTGTATGAAGATACTCTAGACAAGAACTTCTGCAATCAACTAATTGCATACTTTGAGGGGTGTTCTCAACAGCACCAAATCATTGATAACAATGGTTCTCCTACTTTTACTCAACTAAACCTAACGGAGCAGTTGGGTCCAAAGCACAAGTATTCAACTATTCTTGCACAGGCATGTCAAGAGTATGTTAAGTGGTACAAGGAAGATCTGAACATTAAATTTTTCCCAGAGAAACATTCATGGGAAATGTTCAGGATAAAAAAGTACAAACCTGACGGATGTGATAGGTTTGATGAACATGTAGATGTTGGTGATTCAAGTTCTGCCAGGAGGTTCCTGGCATTTTTTATTTACTTGAATGACGTTGATGTTGGTGGACAAACAATCTTCACGGGTTACAATGGTGACATCAACATAATCAAACCAAAGAGTGGTAGAATGGTAATCTTCCCCCCTCTTTGGATGTTTCCTCATTCTGGTCAAAGACCAATAAGTGGGAACAAATACATTATCAGTGGTTATTTTCATTACCTATGAAGGACAGAATCGAAAGGACAATCCTTACTAACCTAATCTACAATGAGGACTTCCTTAGAAAGGTTCTTCCCTTCATTGAGCCTGATTATTTTGATTCTAGGATTGAGAGGGTAGTCTTTGAAGAGATTGCCAACTTTATTGCCAAGTACGATAAAATGCCAACGAAGGAAATTCTTGGCATTGAAATCAAAGATAGAACTGATCTCACTCAGCAGGAATATTCTGAGACCGTAGAAGTTTCTAATAGTCTTGAGAACGAAGAGATTAATCAACAGTGGTTACTTGATTCCACCGAGAAGTGGTGTAAGGATCGTGCCATTTACCTGGCACTGATGGAATCCATTCGCATTGCGGATGGTGGTGATGAGAAAAAGAATAGAGATGCTATCCCAGCAATCCTTCAGGATGCTCTAGCAGTTTGTTTTGATAACAACGTCGGTCACGATTATCTGGAGGACTATGAAGACCGTTACAACTTCTACCACCAAAAAGAAGACAAGATTCCGTTTGATCTCGAATTCTTTAACAAGATTACAAAAGGTGGGCTCCCGAATAAAACTCTTAACATTGCTCTGGCTGGCACTGGTGTCGGTAAGAGTCTCTTTATGTGCCATGTCGCATCTTCCGTCCTACTACAGGGGAAGAATGTTCTTTATATCACGCTTGAGATGGCTGAAGAAAAAATTGCAGAACGAATTGACGCTAATCTCCTGAACGTAAACATTCAAGATATTGGTGAACTTCCAAAGCAGATGTTTGAAAACAAGGTAAATAACCTTGCTAAGAAAACCCAGGGCACTCTGATTATCAAAGAGTATCCTACTGCTGCTGCCCACGAAGGACATTTCAGGTCACTTCTCAATGAACTTCAACTTAAACGGTCTTTCAAACCAGACATTATTTTTATCGATTATCTTAATATCTGTGCTAGTTCCAGGTATAGCAAGATGGGTTCTGTCAATTCATATAGCTATATTAAATCGATTGCAGAAGAACTTAGAGGGTTGGCTGTCGAAGCCCAGGTCCCTATCGTATCTGCCACCCAGACCACTCGTTCTGGTTATAGTAGCAGTGATGTTGACCTCACTGACACTAGTGAATCCTTTGGTCTCCCTGCTACTGCTGATCTTATGTTTGCCCTTATTAGCACCGAAGAGTTGGAAGGATTGGGACAGATTATGGTGAAGCAGTTGAAGAATCGATATAATGATCCAACTATCTTCAAGAGGTTTGTAGTTGGTATTGACCGTGCCAAGATGCGTCTCTATGATTGTGAGCAAAGTGCTCAGAATGATATTCTTGACACGGGAGACGATAAGGAATATAATAATGAGGAATCACCCTTCAAAGATAAATTTGCCAAGTTGAAGTTTTGAGTAACTACCTACCCGATGAATACTGGTCAGTCATCGAGACTGCTACTGGTAAAAAGATTGCTGACTGTGGAACAGAGCAAGATGCTAAAATGCTTGTGGAGATGTTTCCTGGTGGACGTTCTTATGTCAAAAACACCAATCATCTTATGGGTCCTGTAGTTGATATCGAAATGCCAAAAGCACTTCCAACTAATGAAGTTGTTTTTGCTGGCAACTACGAAGGACCACTATACGCACCTCATCCCGATCTTCTGAAACAGCAGTACGATAGGGACAAATACCTTCCTGATACCCAACAAGAACCATTTACTGTTTGATTATGTCTGTAGATTACACTAAGTACAAAGAGTTCGTAAATGAAGTCACGTCTCTACAAAGCAAGGAACACGAAGCGTTTGTCTATCGTGTTCAAGAACTTGAGGGTGAAGGTTTTCCTACCGAGCGACTGCTTACTGCTGCTGTAGGTATGTGTGCCGAAGCAGGTGAGTTCACCGAAGTTATTAAGAAAACTGTTTTCCAAGGTAAACCTGTTACTGAAGAAAACCTTTTCCACCTGAAACGTGAACTGGGTGACATCATGTGGTATGTCATGCAGGCATGTATGGGTCTTGACACCACTCTGGATGAGATTGTGGAGATG